TAGATGCATTGTAAAACAAAATTACCTTATCATTAGCAAAAGATTGCAGTGATGATAGTGAAATTAATTCTTTAAGGTCTAGAAAATTTTCCATGATTACTTGTTAAGTGTAGTTGCATACTGACGTAGTATTTTTTGTCTTAATGATCCAATATATGTAGCAGGGTCTGTTTGATTTCCTTGCTGATACCATTTATCTTCGTCTATACTATTTAAACATCTTGCAGATATATCCAAATAATCATAGAACATTTCTCTTGCCCATGAGTCTTGAATCATCGTTTCTGCCCAGATAACACACATTCTACGTTTACCTTTAGTAACTGGTGATACTGTATGCCATAAATTAGGGTCAAATACAACACTTTGACCTGCATTTAATCGTAGTTGTACGTCAATATTACCAACTTTAATTGTTAAATCACCACCTTCATATTCTGTGTGATCGTTTAGAGCAGTAAGTATAACTAGATCACTACGTAATCCATTCATGATAGAGTTATCACAATGGAGTTTATACTCTCCATTATCATCTAGTATTGCATCATATTCATTAAACATTGGTGCAGTACAATGCTTTATATGAAAGGAAGTTAACCATGGATCTTGATTAAATGCATCCATGAATAACGTAGCAGCTTTATCAACTACATCTCCTGCTAGTTCTCTATTTCTTTTAACTTGTCTGTTATCAGTACCAGACTCTGAACCATCTATAAAATTACCACAATTATAAAGATCATTGATATTTTTACAAATGACTTCACTTAACCATGTATGTTGACGAATCATTATTCACTTTGTGCTGCTTTTGCTTCATCTAATAGTGCTTGTTCTCTTTCAATTTGTTTGATTAGAACTTCAACTGGATCAGTAAGATGAGATATATCAGATACGTTGAACAACGGTGCAGGTCTAGAGAGTTGTAGTGCGATATCAACATATCTCTTCATTGTCTCTTCCATTGCACCACCTGGGACATCTTTTCCTGGGAATGTTACCCACTGATCATCACTACCAAGATATGTTGCTCCCTCATTATAGGGTAAATAATTCTTTTTGTAAACAATAGGGTCAATAGGAACTTTAATTTCAGCAAGAACTTGAGTACCAGACTCAAACTGATCTGGTAGTTCACGACATAATTGTCTATATTTTTTCCAATCTACTTTCTCATCAGCAGTAACAGGTGCATCTTCTAACATTGTCCAATCACTAGAATGTAAGAAGAAATCTCTCCATGCCTTTACTCTTGTAAGAGATAAACCTTTACATTCATCAAGAACTTGATTCATTCTAATACTTTGATGCTCAAATTCAGTTGATAGTTGTGCATCAAATGCTTCGGATATATCAGCAACAAATTTCTGTACTACATCTAGATCTACTTCAGTAAAAATATATGGTTTCCAAAAATACTCTCCTGTAGTATGATTACGAACATACTTTTTCTTATCACATGACCATTTTTCTACTGGATCATTTTGGTAGTTAAATGATATTAAAAGATCCTTATCACTATCCCATAGTGGGTAGATAATAGGAGTTATAAAAGTTGTCCAGTCTTTTTCAGAAAAAGTTCTGGAATAACCACCACGAATGATAGTTCTGTTCAATGCCGCGATTGAAACTGTTTGATTTGTGATAGACATGTTTTATACAGGTTGCTGATAGTACCATCCAGTTACAACATATTTAGTACCTTTGAGCACTAAGTTGCCTTTATGAGTGTGAGTAAATCCTGCTGGCCAAATAACTAGTGTGCCTATAGTTGGATCAATTCTACGTTTTTGATATAAAAATTCAGTTTCACCGCCTTCAAAATCTTCGTTGAGATATATCATCCAGACTAGTTCTCTAGCAGTTTCACTCCATGAACCACGTTCGTAGTGATAAACATGATATCCACCACCCTCAGGAGTTTCTTGAAACTTAACTGACCATGAAGTTAATGGTGTGGTATTAAGTGCATTAAATTGAGCACAGTAATCATTAACTCCAGATTGCAAGTATTGATTTATCCTAGCAGTTAATGGTGTATTAAGAGTCTCCAACATAATAGAGAGATCACTTCTACCTAATTCACCAGTAGCAAACTGATTAACTCCCGCCATTGTCTGTTCATAGTTATCAAATGGTTGACGACTACGAAGATCTTTCTCCATATGTTGCTGAACTGCCTGTTCTTTCCATTCATCATAAAAACTTACAATATCATTACATACCGCAGAGGGCATAAAGTTTTTATAAACAGCAATGAAATCATTATATTCTGCCTTCCCACCCATCATATTAATAGGAATGATAGGAGTGACCATCTCATTGAAATTCGATGATCCAGGAGTTGTGATCGCCATAATATTACCAAGCTTTAATTAAGTATTTTACCCTAAAGTATTTAAGCACGAGTGGAACTGCTGTTTGTGGGATAACCCCTGCAGTTACACTAAGTTGTTCACCAGGGGTCATTGTGATTGTCCCCTCGTTGAGAGTCATACCTGCCTGAGCAGGTGTAACTGCATTTGCACCAGTTAATGCTTGAGATTCAAACATAGTTACTGTTTGTCCTCTATCATTTACAACACCATCATTTACTTTTGTAGCACCATAGGCATTTGTATATGCGTCTGCATCTGCTGTAGAATAATATGGTTCTGATTTACAGTAAGAAAATTGTTCATCAGTTCCTGATCTAACAGGAGAATATTCTGCTAAGTAATGAGTATGTTCTGCGGGTGTTCCTTGTGTAGGATTAAACTGACTGATTGGTGCAGTATTAGTAATCATGTTTGATGACTGTGCAACATCAGCAGGAGTACCATTATCACCACCGTTACGTTGATCTCTTTCAGAAGTTAGAACAGTGTGACCATGTGGAGGTGGACCATTTAAAACTCTCGGTTGTAATGGACCAATAGTGATTTCTGCAGTCCCTCCTAGTGTACCAGAAACAAATCCAATACATTCATTATAACCTGATACCCTTACTGATCCTACACCATATTCTTCGTTTTGTCTAGCTCTTGAAATATACCATTCACCACCAACATCACCAACATTCATCTGTGCATCATCAGGTGTGATAGATCCTACACCATCTACACCACCAGGACCTACAACTCTTTTCATTCTAAGATCAGGCACATTAAATACAGCATTTTGTACTGTACCAGCAGGATTACCCCAATCGGATAATGTGACTGTGCTGGGATTTGTACCACCATACTTGTCTCCAATTATATCATATAACATTGGATAATCATTAACACTATGCTGTGATCCATCACAATATATCCAGCCAGGATAGTTGTTAGCGACTGCACTAGCACCATTTCCATTAGTATCCACAAAAACACACATGATAGTACCAATAGGTATTCCACTATCATCATGCATATCACTGTAATGGTGATTATATTTGTGTTCTAATCTTACTGCCATGTTAATATTTGATTAGGAATTCCATAACAATGTAGGGAGATACGATATCATCAAACTTTGTATCAGTATCTGTTCTTATATTTACATTTGCTTGTAACCCATCAGGTCTAATAGTTTCTACATTAGTTGTAGCGGTGAAATTAGTATCACCAATTTCTTTCTCAATTCTATGAGAGTGTATAGTTTGGTTTACTGTATCAGTTCCTGGGGGAGACGATACTATTTCCTCAGTATTTCTACAAAGTGGATATGCATAACTACCATCATTTGCTATAACATCATATGGTCTTAGATTACCAACATTTACAGTAGCATTGTTTGGCCAACTGTTAATAGTTTTAGTTGTAATAGTTTTATTTGCTGTCCAGTTTGAAGCAGCACCACCATATGTACCAATAAAGTAAGAAGCAAATCCACCACATCCAGCATTACAATTATTTGGTCCACCACCTCCTTGTATGGTCTGTTGATAGTATGCTACGTAAACACCAGGGCAGTCTGGAGTGGAGGTTGTTACATCAGCAGGTCTTAAATAATATGGTCTAGATGTATTTCCATAAGCTCCTGCAGGAGATCCAGGATCTTCTTTAACAGTTACACGAGCAGTAGATGAATAATGCATATGAGGACCGATCATCTGATCACTAACTTGTTCGCTCTCTGTATTTGTTGGTACGGTCCACCCTACATTACCATTTAGAGTAAAATTTTGTTGTGGTACGGTAAACACACCATTGAATCCAACGTTTGCTGAATTACCTACATTTGATGTAATTTCTACACCAACACCTGCTTTTTGAATAGTAGCATTAGCAGTAATTTTTTCAATATTTCTATATGTACCAACGTTAGCATTAACAGATGCTTCAATATGTTTAGATCCCATATCTGGAACTTGAAACTGATCTGCTAAAAGTGTTACATCTGTTTTTTTATAGATGCTTGCAGCACCTGTACCAAGAATACGTGCTAACTCAGGATATTGTCTTTCTGAATAGATTGCACCATCACATTTAAGATATCCTGCTGGTAAATCTACAACATTTGTAGAACCATCTGGATCAGTATCTTGAATAGGTAGAGACCACTGAATGATAGTCCCAGGAGCAGACCCTAATTTTGATCTTTCTCGTGTTAAAAACTTCATCAGTATGCTCTAATTAGGTACATCATAGACAGTGCGGGAGTTTTAATATCCACATTAATATTTAGTGCTGACGGGATATTTTGCACACCTATGTTAGTTGGTGATCCAGTTAAATTACTTTGGACTTGAATAGTATCAACTGGGACAATTGTAGGAGGTCTAACATAACCAGCATTCATAACAACTTCAAATGAATAATGGTTATGTGAGTTGATTGTACTATTTCCAGTCATATCCTCTTTAAGATGATTTAATGTAGTTGGATATGTCTGAGATACACCAGTTGATTGATTAATTTGATCAGCAGTCTGACTACCATACCAGTTCTTTTTATTAGTCATGAATCCTGACTGAGAAGATTCACGATAGTTACATTCGTTAGGATATGTGCCGTTCAATGCTCTAGGAATAGGACCAGTCCAGCAAGGCATTGGAATCTGTGTACCAACACTAGCAACATTATTTTTTACTGGTTGGAAGTTAGTTACTGTGGTAACACCCTCTTGATAATATGTAACCAAAAGAACACCAGGGTCAACAGTATCAATATCACCACCAGCACCCACATCTAATCGTTTTTGTTTTTGATTAGATTCAACCGCACCCACAATTCCAGGGCATTGAAATCCCTCAACAAAACCTGCGTCAGCATCAGCACGACTATATCCACCTGCTGTACCATCAGGTCCTGCGTGTCTATGAGAAGGCATATGATCTTTACTTAACTTCCTAGGAACAGTATAGTAACTTTTGAAATATACAGGAGGATTAACACTAAAATTTCTAATCTGTGCAGTCATGTTCTGAGAATCAGTCACAACAAAATTCAAATCAGCAGTAGCATTTAATGCTGTTGGTGGAGAGACTGTAGATCCGTCACCATCAATTAACTGTGTTGTTCCTGCTCCTGTTGGTGTAAGTACATCAGCAACAGAGGGTAATACCCATGCAACTTGAAGAACAATATCATCATTTCCACTGAATACAGCTGCTGGGATTGTTAGTTTATTTCCTGTAGCAAATCCACTACCTTTATTAACAATATTTGATACAGCAACACGTCCATTAATATCACAGTCAACCGTTAGTTGTAATCCTACACCTGTTACACCAGTTCCAAGAACAAATTGAGCAGTGTTACTAGTTATGTTAACAGTTTGTGATGTACGAGTAATATCAGTTTCACCCTCAAGAATAATTAAACCGCCAACTGCACCGCTGGGATATGTTTGTCCCATCTGTAGATTAGTTACGTTAACTAAACTTGACTCATAATCAGTCAAAACTCTACCGTTTAGTGCAGGCAATCTAAACTGATCACCAAGTAAGTAATTAGGATATGTTCTATTATTAAGTCCATTAGAAGGACCATATGTGTTACCAATAACTGAGGCAAGAATAGGATAATCAGTTGCTTCTATTGTTTGTCCATTACATTCTAACCACCCATCAGGTTTAGAAGCATTATCTCCCACCCAAGGCATAATGGTGCCGATTTGAGCAGCACGCATTTTTCTTTGTGTTTCGTAATTAGAAGCCATGTAATTAGATCTCTGTTAACCACCAACCACGGAATGCTGGAGGAATAACTGCTCCACTACCGTCATTAGCACCCATGTAAACTAATCCAAATCCAGCATTTCTGGTTTGAACTATCATTTCACCACCAGCATATGCAGTAGCAAGACCACCTGCATTAGTTCCAGTGCTATCACCCATGATTGGAGTGCTTAGAGGAGCACGAATGATTAGTGAAGTTTGATAGGATAATGCTCCAGAAACTTCAACGAATCTAATCATATCTCCTGTCTCAGCATCACTTGGTAGAGTTAGAACAGTAGTCGCTGCTACCGCAACAATGTAGTTTCTACCACTATTTAATGTTGTATCAGCATTGATGAAGTCCCATCTGCGACCACCATTTCTGTTATAGAAGTTAGTGTTACCAAATGCATCAATCGAAGCATCTTGACGTATCCTAAAGTTTCTATCTGCACTGTTACCAAGATTGGTAATATTGAGAGCGTAATCTGTAGCACTTGGTGTTGTAGTAGATGTGCTAACAATGTTAACATGTCCACCATTGACCGTTAGATCACCATCACCTAGTGCAGAACCATCAACACCGATTCTTGTATCACCAGTCGCTGCATCAACTTGGAATTTAGATGTAGAAGCAGCACCAAACTGAACACCAGTTGTTCCACTGAATACATTAAAGTCGTTGTCGATTGATAGAGAACCAGCAATTTCAGTATCACCAGATGTAGAGTTAACATATAACGCCATCTCTGCATCATCTACAGATGGAACTTGATCACCCTGTAGAGTGATTCTTAAATTACCTGCTAACCACTGATTACCAGACTTATCAATTCTTGCTTTTGGATTGGTTTCAGTACCAGAACCAACAACATTTAATTCACCATCACTATTAACTGTGAGTCTTGTATTAGCGATAGGTTGACCATTTACAATCTTAAACTGAGTATCAGTTGGAGCAGTAGCAGCATCAGATGTAAGGTTAACTGTAAAGTCTTGAGTACCAAGTATTGTTGAATCAACACCACCAAACACAGAATCAATAACGAATCTATCTTGATTGATACCATTGTTAACAATAAACTTCTCAGAGTTAGTATCGTTAACTGCAGTGATTTGTACAAATTCACCAGATGGGCAAGAAGAACTACCACTTATTCTTAAGTAGTCGTTGACTTTAAATTGTCCACCAAATTCAGACAGTGCGACAAGAATATCACTAAATGTGATACTTGCACTACCTGCAGTTCCTGCAAGAGGTAAAGCTGCACCTCCTGGGTCAAGAGAAACATTAAATCTAGTAATACTGTTAGGAGTATCATCAACTGCATTAACAACAAAG